ATGCACAAATTCCTGGAACATCATATTCTCGGCACTGGCTGTGTTGATCTTACAAGCATCGGACAAGAGGCGCGTCCCATGGCCGACAAAATTATTGAGATCGGTCTTACACCTGTGGAAGAATATTATGGTTCGGAAGTTATGCTACACTATCCGGGTTTGTACGCAGGCAGTACAGATTTGGTTTGCTTACATAATGGCATGGAAACTATTGTTGACTTCAAGCAGAGTAATCGTCCGAAAAAGGAAGAATGGATCGAAGATTATTATTTGCAAATCGCGATGTATGCAATGGCCCATGACTACGTCTATGGTAGTAAAATCCAACAGGGAGTTATCATGGTATGCACGCCTGACTTATATTATCAAGAATTCAAAACAGAAGGCGCTGCATTAAGGCAGTGGAAGCATAAGGCGTTAAAAAGAATTAACATGTATAATGAACTTATGCATGATGAGAAAGAAAATATAATTAAGCAAGGTGATCTACAAGGATTGTTACAAGAAATGACAAAGGGCAAGAAATGAACTGTTGGCACTGTGATACAGAGCTAATATGGGGTGGAGATCATGATGTGGAGGACAATGAGGACTATGACATAGTTAGTAACTTATCGTGTCCTGAGTGTCATTGCTTTGTTGAAGTGTGGTGTCCATCAGAGAAATTGAGACAGGCGTACAAGGATAATGAGCCTGAAATAAGGCAGAAAAAAGGCAAATGAGGCAAGAATGTGTTATCATACCTCTAGTGTATATGTATGGGAAAAAAAATAAAAAAAATAAAAAAACTACTCTAGAAAAAGTGTCTTTTCTGTCACTTTGGTCTAGAAGTGTTGGTATATATGACTTTAGGGTAGACAGTCAGGTAGACACTTTATGTTTAAGGTGACAGATTATTTTGTCACTTATGGCAATATTTCAGTTTGCCTACGCGCGCGCGATTCAAAATTCTGAAAAAACTGATTTTTTTTACATACATATACAGATTTTGAAGTTATAAGGTAATTATGAAATCCAAGAAAAAATCCAGAAGAATTAATAGTTACACTAAACCTAAGACTGTAAGGCAGCAGGTGACCTTTCCATTTAAACGTGTGCGTATTGATTGGATTGATATAATCACTGAAGGCGGCTGGGGTACAGATAAAGAATTTAAAGATATGAAACTAGCTACACCTGTGAGTGAGGGTTGGCTATTTAGTAAAGATGATGAGACTGTTAAGATCTTTGCTGGTTATGATGTAGAGCAAGATGGCTCTATTCACTTTTCGGAGCGATCGGTGTTTCCAACTTCTTGTGTGAAGAAGATAACTCGGATTCATTAATATCTTGTGACTCGCCTTCAACAGTATTCAGATTTAAAAGTGGTGCGTAGTCGTCTAAAATTTGTTTCATTTTGGCTTCTAGTTCTTGCTCTGACAGGTCCTCTAGTTTGCCTGTTTTTATTATTTTTCTGTCTATATATAATCCTGCCGCTTTTCCTCTTGATACTTCCGCATTAACTGCAGAAGAGAATGAGCCCTTCTTTAGAGCTGCTTGTTTAATTCTATCTAATTCAGCTATATGTTTTGAATAGCTGACTTCATGCTTTTGTAATCTTTCGTCTTGAAGTTTGCCAATGTACTGTACCACCAATGGTGATAGCCTTGGATTAGTAAGTTCACTGCCTTCAACACGTGAGCGTTTAGGTGAATACCCTGCCAGCTCAGCTGCTTCAGACTTTGATACAGGTCCTTCAGGTCCACCAAATATTAAATACTCGGCAAATCTCTTTTGCATCTCTGTTAATCTTTTAGGAACTCCCATGTTGACAATTTAAGGTAATTATCCTATAAAGTCAATATATGAAAGATAAACGTATTTACACAAGCCAGAAAGAACATGGAGAAGATATGAGTCATGAAAACGAACGAAAGCATACTAATGAACCTAATAAGGTTGGAGAAGATAGAGGTCCCGGTGATTTAACTTTAATGGCAGAGTTACATCAAAAAGAAATATGGGAATGGAAACAGAAAGAATCTGAATATATTCAAACTAAGAATTTACTAGATGGTTCTAAAAGAATTATTGCTGAGATGAGTTCTCAAATGGTAGAACAAGTTAGAATCATAAAAGAATTAGAGCAAGAAATTGAAAGACTTCTTGCAGAAAATAAAAAATGAGAGTAAGAGATTTACAGGAATTCCTTTCTACTTTTACGGCTAGCAATAAAGCAGGAACAAGACAAGGCAACGCTGTCAGTGATGCTGTACTCTACGTTGAAGTGAATGGTCAACTACAAGAAATTAAAAAAATGGAAGTACAAGAAAACAGTCAAACTATATTTGGAGCCAAAGGCAATCATCAATCTCATCGTCTTGTTATGAAAACAGCACCGAGAACTAACATAGTTTTACCGGGGAATCTGCGTACGCCGGGCGCGTAATGCGTGAGGCTATTACCTCGATAACGACATGGGTCCAGAGGCAAAATTTTACCAACAAATCAAAAGAAATTTTAAAGAGTTTTCGCTCATTAGACTTGAGAATTCCAGCTTACTTGGTACTCCTGATCTATTGGTCTGCAATACTTCTGGGCACTTTTGTACTTTAGAGCTGAAGGTAACGAAGAGTAAAAAAGTTAGATTTTCACCACACCAAATAGCCTTCCATTCTAAGCATCCGAAGAATACTTTTATCATGGTAAAGGCCCTTGGTCCTTTACCCCCTAATACTTCTCCAATATCCATGTTCCATGGTTCAAGAATCAGGGAGCTTGCTGCTTGTGGCTTGAAGCTTGATGCTTGCTGCTTGGGGCTTGATGCTTGTCGCTTGAGACTTAACCAGGTTGGTTCGAAAGCTTGACGCTTGAAGCTTGGTCCTCGGAGCTTGGTGCTTGAAGCTTGAGGCCGGTCCCAGGCGCACGCTCGCTTGCCGCCGTCGCGGGCTGTAAGCTAATGGCCTGGTCCCTATTGCGCAACCTAGCTAGTTTGCGCAAATTCTTATAATAGTTTGGGTGTTTAAACATTTTAATGTTTTCCATATGATATAGTTTTTATTTCAGGATTCCAGCATTTTCTACAATCTAAGCATTGATTGCCCTGTTGTGAGCTGGGACAGTTAGCCCCTGAAGTCACCACCTCTGAGCTATTGGGCCACGACTGAGGCGCCCGCTGGTCTACCATGGGCGCGCTAAATCGTATGACTAAATTGTCTGGCTTGTCCTTCAGGTGGTCCTTGATCCATGCTTCACGAGTCGGGAGCCAGTGACGCTTAGCTGGCGTGAGCTTGCATACTTCATAAATTTTGTTTAAATGCTCCAGATCCTGGACATCTCCTGAATCGTGCCATCTGAAGACATCCGGCTTTTTGCTGTTGATCAGGTGAGCCATTGCAGCGACCCATTGCGGGCCCTTCGTTGCTTCTAGTCTCCGGTACTGAGCGTCTTGTACAACTTTAAATACGTAGCAGCCCTTGAGCGCATAACAATTGTAACAGACTGAGTCTTTTACTTTCCGCAGCTTCGCGCCGGTCTTGCATTCTTTGGCAGGGAGGCCTATTGACCAGCCCGGCATCTTTGACGGTTTGCTTAGGCTTCCACCTATAATTTTAAGTGCTTCTTCTGTTTTCATAATTTCCTACTTTCTAAATCCTTTATAGTCCCTGATTCATGATCTGTCAAGCTTGAAGCTTGCCGCTTGGTGCTTGGTGCTTGTTGCTTGATGCTTTTGAAAAACTTCTCACAGCTGGCCAGGTAGGCGGCCGGCAATGTGCCATGGTCCTGAGTGAACCATGGCAGCAAGTTATTATGTTTAATTCTTTTATTCATGTCCAAAAACATCCAAATAAGATTCTTTCTCTTCCTCATCTTCAAAGATCTTTTCTAATTCTTTTAATACTTTTGGATCTTCCAGCTTGTCCCAGTTGATGGCTTTGTTAAATCCAAATGGATCATTATCTTTTTTTATCATTGCCAGCAATCTCCGCCCGCCGCGTCGTTCAGGCAGCTTAAGTACTCAGACTGAGACAGACCCATCTCATTCATCAGGAAATGCATCTTATCGCCTTGAAGGCCGAACCTCGGATCCTTCAGGTACTGAACCGCTTTATCCAGGATCACGTAACGCTTTTCACCACCTGGCTGGTATTCTTTTTTTAATGTTTTTTTAGTCATATATATTTCTCCTTTATAAACTCATCCTACTATATCCCTGAGCCCTTGTCAAGCGCTTGAAGCTTGAAGCTTGAAGCTTGAAGCTTGTTGCTTGGAGCTTTGACCAGCCAACAGCATGATCTTAAGTGAATCCCGG